CCCAACGTCCGAAGAGGGCGCATTGATTAAACGGGAATGGTGGAAGGTCTGGGAAAAGGACCGGCCCCCTCCGTGCGAGTTCGTGATCCAGTCATGGGACACGGCGTTTTTAAAAACCCAACGGGCGGACTATTCCGCCTGCACGACATGGGGCGTGTTCTACCATCCAGATGACGATGGCATATCGCAACCCAACATCATCCTGCTGGATGCTTACAAAGAACGTCTGGAGTTTCCTGAGCTAAAGAAAACGGCTTTTGAAATGTGGCAAGAGATGCAACCAGACGCATTTATAGTCGAAGGTAAAGCGGCGGGTATGCCGCTTATCTTTGAGCTACGGGCGATGGGGATTCCGGTTTCGGAATACACCCCCTCGCGTGGCAACGACAAGATAGCGAGGGTCAACGCTGTTGCTGACTTGTTTGCCTCTGGCAACGTATGGGCGCCAGAAACACGATTCGCTGAAGAGGTCATGGAGGAATTTGCCGCATTCCCTGCGGGGGAGCACGACGACCTTGTGGACTCTTCAACGCAAGCACTTCTCCGATTTAGGCAGGGCGGTTTTGTATCGCTCCGTACTGACGAGGAAGATGACTTTGACCCCCACGGGAGGGTGGCAAACTATTACTGACATCAATCGCTGGCACGGCTTTGTTGACAATCTGGAGCGCAAACTGCGCCCGATGTTCAGGCGGCACTCTAAACTGGGAGGCCCGGCCTACTTCGACAACAAAGATTTTCCGATTGCCCACAAGCTGGAAGAAAACTACTTCGTAATACGCGGAGAGTTTGATCAGGTGAGACAGCGGTTGCAGGACTTTCCGTTATTCCAAGATATAAGTCCCGAGCAGACCTATATATCGGATGACGATAAGTGGAGGATGTTCTTCCTCAAGGCGAACAATATACGCTTCGAAAGGAACTGCGAGATGTTCCCCAAGACGATGGCGGTTGTCGATAGCGACAAAAGCATCGTTTCGGCCTATTTCTCTATCCTCGACTCAAACAAAATGCTTGTACCCCATGAGGGGCCGTGGTCTGGGGTGCTGAGAATGCACCTTGGTGTAGATATACCCACAGACGGGAAGGGATGTGTACTGTCTGTGATGGGCAAGGAGTATCGCTGGAAGACCGGCAAGGTCGTCATATTCGACGATACCTACGAGCATTTTGCGATCAACCTGACGGACAACATCAGGGTGGTCTTGTTTATGGATTATCTTAGGCCACTACCGTTGCCTCTGCATTGGTTGAACAAGTTTTGCATCTACATAGGGCGATTCTTGCCGTATTACAAAGTACCGATCCAGCGGCATGAGGCGTGGGAACGGAGGTTTTACGGCGAAGATGGCATTCCTGCAAAGCAACATTCCGCACTTTAAGTGCTGGGTAAGACGTGAGTACACGCACAACCACCAGAAGTACCATGGTGAATTTCTACACGCGATGGCGATTGCCGTGACGACAATGCCGAATCGTTGCCTTAGCTTTCAGGTCATATTTACTGGCGCTGAGACCTATGACAACGACGAGCCCAATGTCCACGGAGGCGCTATGTGGGCAAGGATGCCAATCACGGCACTGGCCGGGGACACCCCTTTTGAGGAGTGGCCGGATCCAATGCCGGTGTATGCGGCTCAGCCTTGGGACTGCTCCTCGCGTGAGCACAGCGTTTACGTCCTAGACAGGGCAATGCCGTGTCCTTGGATCGCCAAGATAGACGGGGACTTCTACCCTGCTAAGTACATGTTCACAGTAGACTACACCGACAGCGAAATTGCGGATGACCCTGCTCAGCACAAGCAGAGCCATGTGATGGAGCTTCTCGATGCAGGCCCGTGGACAGGCAATATTGTGGCGCTACCTAACAACCGCGTGCGGGTGACACACCCAGCATGGTGGGCGACGGGAGAAGGCGCCCCGGATTTTAGGCCGTCTCAGCACATCCACTACTCCAAGTCGGATTTGGACTACACGCTGGACGTAAACAGAGTATTCGACAACCTATACGCAGGGAAAGGCAATGAAGAAGGCTAAAGGCTACATTCGCGGCGGAAAGATGCCGATGGTAAGAGACAAGGATGGCGAGGTGAAGCCAGCCTTTCTTGTTGACGGTAACGGCATGAAGATGGGTGGGATGACCGTGCCCAAGACCAAAGGCTACTTCAAGGGCGGCAAGGTCATGGAGGGTGCGTATGGCTCGCTGACTGGAACGCCAGTTCCCTACAGTCCACAGCCCGGTGGCGGGCGCGGCAGGGGCGGCAGGCGCCGAGGCGGAAAAGGCTAAGTGGCTATTGACCGTGTAGCAACGCCGTTTATGCCTCAGCAGAACGGCGAAGAGCTAGAGATCATCATCGAAAACCCCGACTCAGTCAGCTTACTTGACGATGACGGCGGGATGATCATTGACTTCGACCCGAACGCGCCGGAGTTGATGGGGGTCGAGCATGGCTCCAACCTAGCCGAATACATGGATGAGCGAGACTTAGCCAGTCTTGCCAGCGAACTGGTTGCTCAGTTTGATGCTGACCGGAACAGCAGAGCGGACTGGGAAGAGACCTATGTCCGTGGTCTTGACTTGTTAGGGCTAAAGTTTGAGGACAGGTCTACCCCTTGGGAAGGCGCCTGCGGTGTGTTTCACCCCATGCTTTCCGAGGCGGTTATCCGCTTCCAAGCCCAGACAATACAGGAGATTTATCCTGCAAGCGGGCCCGTAAAGACCACTATCGTTGGGAAAATCACCGACGACAAGACCAAGCAGGCTCACAGAGTACAGAACTACCTCAATTACCTGATTACTCAGCGCATGACTGAGTACAGGACAGAGACAGAGAAACTGCTGTTTTCTCTGCCAATCGCTGGATCAGCGTTCCGTAAGGTGTATTTCGACCCCAGCATGGGGCGCCCCTGCGCGATGTTTGTTCCCGCGGAAGACTTCGTGGTTAGCTATGGCGCGTCAGACTTGTCGACGTGCGAGCGAGCCACGCATGTGATGAAGAAGACCTCCAATGAGATCAGGAAGTTACAGGTTGCGGGCTTTTACAGCGATATTGACCTGCCACCGCCATCGCCTGATATCACTGAAATTCAGCAGAAATACGACAGGCTGACCGGAGCTTCTGACAATTACGAGTTTGATGACCGGCACACCCTGCTGGAAATGCACGCTGATATCGATCTGATTGGCTTTGAGGACAAAGAAGGCGGGGCGCCTACGGGCATTGCGTTGCCGTATGTCGTTACCATTGACAAGTCATCAAGAACAATTCTGTCGATTCGGCGCAACTGGTACGAAGGCGATCCCAAGAAGATGAAGCGGGATCACTACGTCCACTACCAGTATCTGCCCGGACTCGGCTTCTATGGCTTCGGCCTAGTACATATGATCGGCGGACTGTCTAAGTCGGCAACTTCGTTGCTGAGGCAGTTGGTAGACGCCGGAACGCTTGCCAACCTACCGGGAGGATTGAAATCTCGGGGACTCAGAATCAAGGGCGACGATACCCCGATCATGCCCGGAGAGTTCCGAGACGTAGACGTTCCGGGTGGCGCAATCCGCGACAACATCACGTTCTTGCCTTACAAGGAACCCAGCAACGTCTTATACCAGTTGCTCGGCGACATCGTGCAGGAAGGGCGTCGATTCGCATCAGCGGCGGATGTAAAAGCCTCAGACATCAATGGGGAAGCGCCGGTTGGCACCACGCTTGCTGTGCTTGAGCGGGAGATGAAGGTGATGAGCGCGGTCCAAGCCCGCGTCCACGCCGCCGTTTCAAAAGAACTCAAGATCCTGTCAGAGCTTGTTAGGGACTACGGCCCAGAAGTCTACCCCTACGAGGACGATGACGGTCAGGCGCTTCCTATGGACTTCGATAACCGGATCGACATTATTCCGGTTAGTGACCCGAACGCGGGCACCATGGCCCAGCGGATTATGCAGTATCAGGCGGCATTGCAGTTGGCGGCTCAGGCGCCTCAGATGTATGACATGCCGTTGCTTCATCGTCAGATGCTGGACGTTTTGGGTATTCAGGACGCGGACAAGATCGTACCGACAGAGAACGACCTCAAGCCGACAGATCCTGTTACAGAGAACATGAACATTATCACGGGCGAGCCGGTCAAGGCGTTTATCTACCAAGACCACGAAGCCCATATTCAGGTCCACATGGCCGCAATGAAAGACCCGCAGATTATTCAGATGGTCGGCAGGGCGCCGAACAAGCAGGCAATCGAGTCTGCAATGGCGGCTCATGTGGCGGAGCATGTTGCATTTGCCTACAGAGCCAAGATCGAGAAAGAACTGGGCGTGGAGCTTCCGGGCCCAGACGAAAAGCTACCGGAGGATATCGAACTCCGCATTTCAAGACTCGCGGCACCAGCCGCAGAGCAGGTTACCGGCAAGGCCCAGATGATGGCCCAAGCCGAGCAAAACGCCAAGCAGTCACAAGATCCTATTGTTCAGATGCAACAACGCGAGTTGGCGCTCAAAGAGCAACAGGCTATGGCTAAGGCGCAGACAGATATGGCTAAGGTCCAAGTCGACGCACAGAAGACGGAAGCCAAGACCATGCTTGATCTGGAGAAACTGGATCAGCAGGAACGCTTAGAAAGCGCAAAGATCGCCGCCAAGGTGGCGATGCAGGAAGGGAAAGAGGTCTCTCAGCAAGAGGTTGAGGGCTTCAAAGCCGGATTTAATCTTGTCAGGGACATCATAGACGACGATGAAACACGCAAGCAATAACCTGTTAAAGGCAGTCCAAGAGGAACTTCGCGTCCAAATGAACGAGGTTACCGACCACATCGCCATAGGCGGATGCAAGGACATGGAAGAATACTCTCGGAATGTGGGCATTATTCAAGGTCTTGCCCACGCCGAGCGCACGCTACTAGACCTAGATGAAAGGATGGAGCGCGAGTAATTCGTTACACAAGGTAACGCATGGTGACGCCAGACGCCGACTTCTGGTGCAGGAAGGACATTATGACTAAAGAAGACACTCAGACTGCAAAGCAGTTACCTGAGCCCAAAGGTTACAAATTACTCATCGCCCTCCCAGAACCGGATGAAATGACCGAGGGAGGCATCCTCAAGGCAAAAGAAACCATGCACATGGAGGAGATTGGCTCTGTTTGCGGGTTTGTCGTGAAGATGGGCGCGGACGCTTACAACGATGAAAAGCGATTCCCGAATGGCCCGTATTGCAATGAAGGCGACTGGGTGCTGATGCGCTCATATAGCGGGACGCGCTTCAAAGTTCACGGCAAAGAGTTTCGCCTGATCAATGACGACAGCGTTGAAGCGGTAGTTGAAGACCCGAGGGGGATTGTGAAGGTATGAGCGAAGAGCAGATGGAAGAGCAGGGAATGTCCTCAGAGGACAAGTTCTTTGGCGTCAAGGCGACGTTCGACAAGAAAGGCGCCGTTGCTGAGGATGTCGATGTTGAGGTTGTAGATGACCGGCCCCCAGAGGACAGGCGTCCTCCGGCAAAGGAGACCAAGGAGGAAGATTCCGGTGACGACGGGGAACTGGAGGGTTACTCCGACAAGGTTAAAAAACGCATCAATAAGCTACGTTACCAACAGCATGAAGAGCGTCGGCAACGTGAAGCCGCTGAAAAGATGCGCGAAGAAGCTGTCCGAGTTGCACAAAAGTATGCGGATGAGAACAAGAAGTATCATGCGATCATTCAGGAGGGCGAGCAGTATCTGGTTCATCAGATTAGAGAGCGAGCTAATCTTCAGCTTGAGCAAGCTAAAGCTCAGTATCGCCAAGCATACGAAGAAGGAAACACGGAGAAAGTTGTCGAAGCCCAAGAGGCTATGATGCGGGCTCAGGCCGAGTTTAGCTCTGCCGACCAGCAATTCAACCATATCAATCAGAATAGAGAGCAGTGGAAGCAGTGGCAACAGCAACAAGCTCGCATGCCGCAACAGCCACAGCCACAGCCACAGCCACGGCCACAGCAACCTCCTCAGCCTACCGAGAAGGCGGCTAAGTGGGCGCAGGAAAACCCGTGGTTTGGGCAGGAAAAAGATATGACCGCTCTGGCGTATGGCGTACATGAGCGGTTAATCAGGGATGAGGGTTACGACCCTAACTCTGACGAGTATTTTGAGGAAATTGATCGGACTATCCGAACCAAGTTCCCCGAATATTTTGGAGGGTCAGAAGTAGAGACGACCACCAAAAGTCCACCCGTGGTCACAGCGCCTTCCTCACGGAACAACGGCGCCAAGCCACGCAAGGTTAGGCTGACTCGCACTCAGCTAAGCCTAGCGAAAAAGCTAGGTATAACCCCTGAACAGTATGCCAACCAACTCATTAAGGAGTCTTAAAGATGGCAGAACAGCGCACAAAAAGGGACGCAGAGTCCAGAGAAGTTGAACAGCGTCCGTCCGATTCGTGGATTCCGGCCTCCGTATTGCCAAACCCCGCGCCTCAAGAAGGCTGGGTTTTCCGGTGGGTACGCACCAGCACATTGGGCCATGCGGACAACACGAATGTTTCTCAGAAGTTCCGAGAGGCATGGGTTCCTGTAAAGGCTGAAGATCACCCCGAGCTTGAGGTTATGTCGGACATTGATTCCCGGTTCAAGGGAAACATTGAAATCGGCGGTCTCCTGCTTTGCAAAGCCCCCGAGGCTAAAGTAAAGCAGAGAGAGGAGTACTTTGAGCGAATGGCGGCAAGCCAGATGGAGTCCGTGGACAACAACTTCTTAAAGCAAAACGATCCCCGAATGCCCGTTCTT